AAGAAAAGAAAATAGATCAATGGAAGCAAAAAGACAAGGAGTGTTCAGCATTAGAATTAGCTCATATCCAAATGGAACAGATTTGTTCAGTAACTAAGAAAAAAATAAAAGAAAATAAAATTAAAATGGAGGAACTTCACAAGAGGACGCTTAATAAGAAACAACTTACTTATTTATGGAAAAACATTATAACTATTTCAGGAAAAAATTTAGAGGTAGCAAATAAAATCTTCCATGAAATTATATATTCAATCCAATCAGGAAATCTTACAAAAAGTTATAAAACAAATTCTGAAATGCCAATAATGATGGGTATTAATATTGCAATAAAATTACTTCGACAAAGCAAGTGGAGCACGCCTTCAGCATATAAAACTTTTTGATTTGCGTGCGTTTTAGTGCTATGATTATAGGGTGAAACCTTGATTTTTCTGTAACACTATCCTACATTAAATCATTTTTTTCATTTCTTCTCGCTTGACCCCAAGTTAATCCCTTGGGGTTTTTTATTTAAAGGAGGCAGCATGAAGAAGGATTCTAATGAAACATCTACACTATTAAAAAACATCGCTTCGCATCTGCATGACACCTATTCAGATTCTCTAAAAGATATAATTAAAAATTACGAAGAAGAAAGAGATATAGATTTCTTGGTAGATGAAGTAATTATAAATTATAGCGCTGAAAAATATTTTAAACACAGAAGAATGATTGATACTATTTATGATGATCTGCCATCCTGTCAAAAAGATGTTTATTTAAATATCGCTGCTGGAGTGATAGATATCTTCAACAAAGAATATATTTAACTGATATAATCTTCTCGACTGTTATGTCAAGTAACATGCTAGAAACTATGCTCCTGAGGATATCTATTTTCAGGAGTTTTTATCAAGGAGAGATATGAAGTATAGAATAAGAGCACTAGATCCTTATAGAACAACAAAACTTAGGTTAAGACGGTCTAGCACACATGTTCCAATGGATAAAGAGTCACACACCTACAGCTTCGAAAAGTTAATGTACCGTTTTGATAGATACTTATATAATCCAGATATTATCAAGATAAACTGTAAGTCATTATAATTTAATCAATTTACTTACCGTTTCAGAAGGTTTTGCGCCATTTTCAATCCAATAAACAGCTCTTTCTTTGCATATTCTCAATGATTCTTCATTCTTGTTAGCGACAGGATTATAAAAGCCTAATACCTCTATAAATTTCCCCTGACACTTCTTTCTGCTGTCAGCAACTACAATATGATAAAAAGGATGCCCCTTTCTTCCTGATCTTGATAAACGTATTACAACCATTGTTATTTCTTCTTATATTTTGTGTTAATTTTAAAGTGGGCTGACAAGTCCGATAAAAAGGTCGTCTATGTGCCCTAGACTAGAGATTTCTAGCCATACACACCATACGGTGACGATTCGGACACAAAGACTAGGTAATACTAATTATAGACTCTCATTAAAAACTTTCAATAGTTGCTTTCACTTTATGGGGCACTCTTGGGACACTAGACCACAAACAATAAGCATAAATATACGTTTTGTTGTCTTTTTAAATATTTTTTTCATAAAGGTTGATAATTTTGTGAAATGAAGGTATCGTTAACATCGTTGTACAAGAGGGTGCGCAATAGGAGGATAGGTGACAGATTTAGAGAAAATGAAAAAGTTATTCGATGATATAGGGCTTATATATAACACTAGAGAAGTAAAAACAGACGTAATATGTATTATTTTAGAAAGCAAAAATGAAAATCTGAATTCTTGGCGCAATATATTTATATTATTTAATGAAGACGGTTCGTTGCTGAAAGTTAGGTAGGCGGAGAAATGTGATGTCAGCATACAGTAAATTTTTAGAGTTCTTAGGTGAGACTGATTTTGACTTTAAAGTTAGCCATGACAGTGAAAATCATGAGTTATTTATATATAACAAAGGATCAGATCCTACCCCAGATAATACTCAGTATTCTTTAAATTTTTCATTTAGCAGGAACAATAAAGGTACAGTTGTTTTTGCTGAATCTAGGCTGCCTGGTGAGAGCGTTGGAGAAATAGGTGATTTTGTAATTTGTGAGAAAAATCACAAGTCGTGAAAGTTAGGTAGGGGGAGAAATACAATATCAGCATACAGTACAATGATTGAAGCGAAATGTGATAACTGCGGGAAATCGTTTCCTATTGAGGCATCCATGCATACAAGCCATCTAAGACGTAACCCCGATAAAAAAACATTTTGTTCTGTAGAATGTAAAAATTTGGCGCAGAGGAAAAATATTCTTTCCTTCGGTAAAAAAGTAATTAGAGCAAGAAGAAATTCACGTGGACTTCCGATCGTCACAGTTAAATGCGATATGTGTGGGAAAGAATTCGAAAAGGATGGGTATGATCATAAGAAAAAAATGAAAGAACGCCCAGACAAGGCTATTGTTTGTTCTAGAAAGTGCTGGGCTAAACTATCTTCAGAATTAGCTAGTGTAGACTTGGTTTGTGCTAGCTGTGGTAAAAAATTTAAAAGAATGGTGTGTAGACATACATCCAGTCTGAAGTCACGAAAAATTACGAAATCTAACATAAAATCATTTTGTAGTTCGCGGTGCAGTATTGTTTTTAATTATAAATATATGCCTCCTCGCACCAATAGGAGTAAACCAGAAGCTTTTATAGGAGATTATATTAAAGATTACTATGCTGGCACATTGGAAATTCAAATTAATACTAAAGCAATTATTGGATTAGAGTATAATATCTACGTTCCGGAATTTAAGTTAGCATTTACTTTAATTGGGGCTTCTCGGCTTAGACCAATTTATAGTGATAAAAAATTGGAAAGTTCTTTAAATAGTACCCAAAAAAAAATAGAATTATCTAAGGAATATGGCATTGAACTTCATTTAATTGATTCTGATGTGGATCATGAATTTGATGAATATCAGGTAATGCCGGCCATTCAAGAAATAGCCAGGATCATTAAAAAGAAATTTATAAAATGAATTTTTATCCTTATTAAGTTATAATTTATATAGTTGTAACAAAGGGAGAGACCTATGCCAGCAGGCCAGCCTACAAAATATAGACCAGAATTGTGTGATGAATTTATTGAATTAAGAACAAGAGGTTTTAGCGTCGATAAAGTTGCCGCAGAATGGGATGTAGATAAGAAAACTGTTTATAATTGGCGCCGTGCACATCCTGAATTCTTCCACGCTTTCGCGCGCGGAGACGTGAAATATAACGCATTCTTAGAGAATTTAATTATGGCGAATGCGAATAACCCTAAGTTTAACGATCGAATCTTTAGGTTCATTCTTGCTAAAGCTGGATGGTCTGATAAAAGTGTGGATATGTGCATTCCTCATCCTGGGTTTGCTGCGGATCCAAGTGGGACTTTATCTAAAGAATTAGAGGACGGCTCTATCAGTGCTGCCGTTTACGATTCTCTTCAAAATGGGACGACAAAACAATTTGAAAGAGAGAATGCAATCAAAGCGATTGAAGCCGCTGAGATTTTAAAAGAGGAGAAGAAAAAAGATGAAAACCTCTAGTTGTTTTACATTTCAAGAATGGTTTTATTCTATAGCCGTAACGGTAATTACAATTGGATTGCTATCTTTCTGCGCATGGGGTTTTTTCTGCTAGATGAAATATGCTAGACTGAATTATGATCTACAAAAAGCGGTAGAAAATAAATTGCACCCCGTTCAAAAAAAAGCTGACGTTGTTCTCGATGGATGTAATCTCACCATTGGAGAAACGTCTTATAAAGCTTTCAAAACCCTCGAAAAGTTTCACGTAGAACCTGCAGATATTAAAATAGTTATAGGCCCTTTTGGTTCTGGAAAATCATCTGCATTAACAATGGAAATCGTGAGACACGCCATCCTAATGCCAAAATGTTTGGATGGTATAAGAAGATGTCGTTGGCTTATTGTCAGAAACACTTATGATGAGTTAAAATCTACATCTCTTCCGATGTGGGAAGAATGGACACACGAACTTGGAACTATCAAAACTAACAGACAGCCTCCGGTTACATGGAAACACTCTTTTTACGATAAAGACGGTCTAGTTGAACTTGAGGTTGTCTTTCTAGCTCTTAACAGCGAGCTACAGCTACGAAAGCTTGGGTCTTATAATATTAGCGGCGCTTATTTAAATGAGGCCAGAGAGCTTCCTCAATGCGTTCTTCAGTTTATTTCATCAAGAACTGGTCGTTATCCTCCTCAGCGGCTATTGCCCCCTAACTCTAAGTTTTGGCATGGCGTTATTGCTGATACGAACCCTCCAGCAATTAAACATTGGATCCCTGACCTTGAGAAGAAACCATTAGTTAAATACAAGCTTCCAGATGGAAGTGAACGCACTATTAGGGTGAAGATTTATCATCAGCCACGTGCTCTTCTTAAGATGGAATCTGGAGACTATATTCCCAATCCAAAGGCAGAAAATATAGAAAATCTTCCGGGAGGTTATGATTATTATTTCAAAATGCTCGTTAATGGTGAGAATTATGTAAAAGTTTATGCCTTAGGTGAGTACGGCACTCTCAAAGTGGGTCAACCAGTATATCCTAAATATAATGATGATCTTCATAGTGTTGATAAGATCGATATCACTCCTAACGTTCCTATAATATATGGTGTGGATTATGGGCGCATTTGTCCTGCAATCATTTGCTGTCAATTTGTTCTAGGTCAGCTGCGAGTACTCAAGGAATTTGTTGGCGATCATGTTTATGTGAGGGATCTTGCGAATCAAGATTTAATCCCGTGGCTGAGACAATATGCCCCTAAAAAGATGACTGGCTTTAAAGAAATTGATGACGCTATCGGCTTCGATGATGTTGCTCAAACAGATGAAGGACGTGTGCAGCTGCATGCGTTAGGTTTAAATGTGAGAGCAGCCCGCACTAATAGAATTGAACCGCGTTTAACATCTGTTAACGACATGTTAGGCCATCTTACTTCAACTGGAGTTGCGGCAATTGTTGTTTCGAGAGAGGGATGTCCTAATTTACGTGAAGGTTTTATTTCTGAATATAAATTAGAGGAAGGTAGAACGATCGCTGGTAACTTTTATAAGGAGACACCAACCAAATCTCATCCTTATTCTGATATTCATGACGCTTTACAATACGTATGTCTTAATTATGCTAACATTGAAAGCCTTAATGAGAATAAGGTACAATATAGGCCTCAAAAACCAAGGAGCATGTGGGTATAAATATGACTAAGTTCAGCCAAAAGAGATTTTCTAAAAACAAACGTGGCGATATCATTAAAGACGGAAAGAATCATCTAGGACAATGGAGGTCTTTTTATAAGGACAACCTCACATATTTCCGAGAGAGTGTTAATTTCTGTAACGGTCAACAGTGGGAGCAAGATGCTAAAGCATCCTACAGTAATTCCGGGAAGGTAATGCTTACATTTAATAAGATACGTCCTTTTATTAGGCAGATTTTAGGAGAAGACAGAAAATTCTCCGTTGATATTAAATTAAGAAATGTCGGCGATAATTCAGAAAACACTCCGCAAGAAAAAGAAACGCAGCAAAATGAAACAGTATTGCGAGGTCTTGTTAGAAATATTGCTTATCATTCGAGAGCTATACGGATTTATAACGACTCTTATCAAGATTCTTTAGAAGGTGGTTTTGGCTGCTGGAGAATTGTAGTCTTAAAAGAAGGCGTTCATAATGAGATTAAAATAGAATCTATTCGTAATCCTTTGTCTGCATACTGGGATCCAAATGCAAAAAGTCCGTGTAAAACTGATGGCGAATTTGGTGGAGTAATAACATATATTTCAAAGAAAGAATGGGAACGCAGATATCCAAGCATTCCATTTCCTGAAACAAGTGAGTTCACTCCTAGTGGCGAATTTAATATGGAATGGGGTACCTCTGAAAGAATTGGTATCGTGGAGGAATATCGGCGCGAGAAATACAGTGTTAAAAAATATATTACTGAGGATGGTCAGGAACTCACACAAGAAGAGATTGATGAAGATCCTGAGATTGAAGGGCTAGTTGTAAAAACAAAGACCGTCACTAAATCTAGAATCATTCATTATAAATTCACAGATAAACATTTGCTTGAACAATCACAAACTCCTTTCATGGATATTCCAATAATATTCAATGGAGGATATGTGCGTCTGCTGGATGGAATAGAAACAATTTACAGCTTCCATGACGATGCTAGGGATTCTCAGAGAGAATTAAATTTTATTGGCTCTGATATCGCTGAATGGCTAAAACTAAGCAAGAAAACAAAGTTTATTGCTCCTATGCGGCAAATAGAAAGATATATAGAGCAGTGGAACAATCCTGATAGAGCCGATTCGGTGCTTCCTTATGATCCTGATGGTGCTCCTGGATATAAACCTGATCCTATTACTATACCAAGCATGCCTACTGATCTAGTTGCTCAATATATGAGGGCTGAACAAGACATTAAGATGGCATTAGGAAGATATGATGCGAATATTGGCGCTGCAAAGGAGAATCAAAGTGGAGTTGCTGGATTTATTAATGCGATCCAGGGTAATTCAACCATAGAGATCTTTAGAGAAAACCGTAACTTTGCAATTGCAGAAACGGGAAGACTTATTTTAAATGCAATTCCTAGAGTGTATGACGACACACGCAATATAACTATAACTTCTGATGATGAAGACGAGAAAGATGTTCCTATAAATCAATCTAAGTTTGATGCTATGCAGATGTCTCATACTCACAATCAAACATTTGCTGATAATAGTTACTCAATTGAGGTTTCTGTTGGAAATTCCTTCCCTATGCAGAAATCTGAGAACGCTAAATTAGCGATGGAGTTAATTCGCATTGATACTACTGGGCATGCGTATCCTTTATTAGCAGAGTTTATTGCAGAGAACCTTGATACAAGTAAAGCATCTAAAATGGCTGATCGGTTACGCAGCCTGGTTCCTCCTAATATTTTAATGCAGGAAGACAATCCTCAGGGAGCTGAAATGCAAAAGCAACAAGCTCAACAAGCTGCGCAAGCTCAACAGAAGCAAAAAGAGCAAATGGAACAGCTGGCAATGAAGAATGCTGAAGCAGATTTATCTACTAAGCTGCATAAAATGATGGATGATCATACTAAAGCGATGGCTTCTCATACTGATTCGATGGCTAACATGTTAAAAGCTGTCACCGATCGATATCAAGCGTCTCATCAGCAAAATATTTCTAGCATTAAGGCCACAGCTGAGATTGAAAAATCACAGAATGAGGCTTTGAAATCAAAATATGAATTGGGAAAACAAGTAGTCCAAGATATGCACGGAGAATGAAATGAGATTTAATGGGAGGGCAAATATATAGGAGATAAATTATGATGGATTATGACTATAATTATGACTGCGATTCATTAAATTATGATCTACAAGATCTAATTGTTAACCGAGAGATTTCTGAGGAAATCATTAAAGAAATTTTTAACGAAAATGGAGAATAAATATGGCGAAGATGAAAGCGGGTCCTTATCTTAAAACTAAACGGGCAAAAGAAATGCCTGGAAAAAGCGTTAAAGTGGGTGGTACTGTTGTAATAAAAAAGAAAGGAGCAAAACCTCTTGGTTTTAAAAAAGGTGGTCTTCATGAAAGTTTGGGAGTTCCTCAAGATGAACCTATTCCGCAAAAGAAAAAGGAAGCAGCCATGGCCGGTAAATATGGTAAATTGGCTGAAAAACAAGCCGATTTTGCTTTTAAAGGCGCTTTGGCGAAAGGTAGAGAAACTGTGGCTAAAGATAATGCGCGCCAAAAAGCGGCAAAAAAAATGAAAGTCTATACGAACGACAGTATGTAAATAATAATTAGAGAGTTGTTTTAATGGGTTGACCCGCAAAAGTTAACCTATTAAAATATATTGTATTAAGGCTGTATGCGCCTCTAAGCATAGCGAAACTCCCTCGCAAAAAAAAGGGTGGCTCAGAACGAATAAATGAGGTGACTGATGGTAGATGAATTGCAACAGGAAAATTTAGAAACTGTATCTAAAGAACCAACGTCGGAAGTTGTAGAAGCAGAAAAACCTGCTGAAACACAGTCTGAAACAAGTTCTGAAGTTACAGAAGAGAAAAAAGCTAATCCTTATGATGATCCGTCATTTAGAGGAGAAGCTGAAAAGATTAGAGAGTCAACGAGGCATAAAGTTTCGAAGAAATACGAAGCTGAAGTGGCTGAGTTGCGTAGTAAAGTAGAACAACTAAGTTCTCCGCCAGATGATCAATCTGTTTATGATCAAATGTTGGGGGATTGGAGAGCAAAAGATATTTCGGTTGAACAATATCAGGAATTGTTACAGCAGAAACAGCAAGAAACCAGTGCTGCGAAGCAACAACAAGAATGGTATCAGCCGATGGAAGAAAGAGCGGAAAAGCTTATTAAAACTAAGCCGGACTTTCAATCTACGATGACTAATGCTGTCCAGAAGGGAGTTGTTACCCAGAATATGGTTTTGACGGCTGCTCAAGAAGACGGTGGCCTCGAATTACTTTACGATCTAGTCAAAGAAGACTCGGCTAAATTAGGAGAGTTGAAAAAATTACCTGCCATGCAGCAAATGAAAGAGCTTTTGAAACTTAATTGGGCTAGCAGTCAAAAAGCGCCTGATAAAGGAACTAAAGCTGACGAGCCGGTAGCTCCAGAAACTACGGTTGATAGTGGCAACAAAGATTACGCCTCTATGAACTATAGAGATGGATACCAAGAATATTTAAATAAAAAGTCTAGAGGACGAGGCTAAACATTAGCTCATACCTCTAGCTTAAAATTAGAGGTAATTAAAATGGCTAATGAATTTTTATCGGCAGAAGGTCTCGGCTTAATCGGTCGTGACGCTGCATATGAGTGGAAAAATAATAACACTTTTCTCGCAACTGCAACCCGTGATTATGATCGTATGTATGATGCAAATGCATACTATAATCCAGGTGAAACAATCTATGTTCGGCTTCCAAATAACTATCTGACGCAAGAAGGTGACGTTGTTACCGCTAAAGATGTAAAAGAAGCTGTCACTGCAATTGTTCTGCAACCGCTTTTGTCAGTTCCTTTGACATATACCACAACCGATCTTACTACTAAGATGGGGATGTCTAACTGGAAAAACAGAGTGCTTTATCCTGCAATGAGAAGTTTAGTTTCTCAACTAAATTTAAAAATTGCACAGAGAGCTGAAGTTCAAGTCTCTAACTACACTGGTGATGAAGCAACCAACATTAATTCCTATGCTAGGATTGATAATGCTGGAGCTGTCTTAGATGAACTCGCAAATAGTCGTGCCATTCGTAGGTATGCCTCATTGGCCGTTCGTCAATCAGCATCTTTGAGACAATCTGCTACTTTACAGAACTCCTTTGTGACTCCTTTAAATAAAGAGATCACTTTAAACAGCAAATTGGGCCGTTTAGCTGACTTTGATATGTTTACTGATCAAAGTATTGCTTACCATGCGACTTCAACTGCTGACAGAAGCTCTGTAACTGTGAAAACGACTGTTACTGTGTCTGGTGCTACCACTATAGTGATGACTGGATTCCCAGTTTCAACAGCAAATGTTGTTTTAGTTGGTGATGTCTTTGAGATTGCAGGAACTGATTCTGTTAATCCAATTACTGGTGCTGATACTGGTGAAACTCGTAAGTTTGTTGCTACTGCAGCTGCTAATTCAGATGTTTCTGGAGATGCGACTATTTCTGTTTCACCTGCGATCATATTTGATACTGATAATCCTCGTAGAAATGTTTCAGCTGCTCCTGCCGCTACTTCAGATGTAACCTTCCCTGGAGCTCACCATGTGAATATGGCTTGGTCAGAAGATGGTTTATGTGTTGTTTGTCCTAAACTTGCACCACTAGATTCTCCATATTCTGTAACAGTTCAGGATCCAGACAGTGGTTATTCCTTACGACTCTCTAAATCTGCTGAAGTTCTAGATAATAAGAACATCTTCAGATTGGACGTCTTATGGGGTGCTACTTGGCTTGACGATAGAGCAACTCGTATCTTGTCATTATAAATTGAGACAGGGGCTCTTCGGAGCCCCTATTTCTTGGAGCAATTATGGCTAGAACTGTAAATAGACTAATAGAACAGTCTTTTAGAAAGGCTCAGCTTTATACTCAAGATAGAATTATTGAGGGTTATAAAATAACTGAAGCCTTAGACATGCTAAATGATATTCTTGATGAAAATAGTGCAGAGGCTTCCTACGTTGCATTTTATCAGTTGTTAACATTTGCAATGACTCCTGGTAAAAGGGAATACACGATAGGACGCAATGTTGGAAACGATATTGTTAATAATAGACTTGTAGAGTTAAAACATGTTTCTTTGATAGCATCCGAAACTAGATATCCCGTAAGGATTATCACCGATAATGACTATTATTCTGTGATCTATTATGAATCAGCGGCTGGAAGGCCCTCTTCTGTTTTTTCTCAGAATGAGATTGCTCAAACTACATTAATTTTTATAAGCAAACCTGATATTGCGTATACATGCGAAGTAAAAGGTAAGTTTATATTAAGTGATCTGGAATTAAATACTGATATTGAAAATGTTCCTCCATATTTTTACCAATATTTAAAATATGCGTTGGCTAAAGAATTAGCGTTAGAGTATTTGCCAGCTAACTGGACGCCAAATCATGAGAAACGCTTCATGAAGCTAGAAAATCATCTGCGTACTATGAATGATTATGATACATCTATTCGATTCTCGGATGCTCTTATTGGTCGTCGTCAGTGGTATTACAATAATCTTGGAGTTAAAAGTTAATGCGCTTTGAAGTTCCTTTAAGTGGTGGTTACGGAAAAAAAGATCCAACGCAGGCATCTCCTGCTGATCTTTTAAATATGTATACGGCCATTTCTTTGGACAAAAAGAGCAAACTCTTTATAACTCCGGGCCTTAGCGCTGATGACGGAATAACTTTTGTAAATAATGGAGGGGTTCGAAATACCTATACCTCTCGACTGACAGCTAATATTCATGTTGTTGTTGGAGATGAAATTGTGCAGGTTGATCCTGCTTTGAATGAGATTCCAGGAATAGATATCGGCACCACCACTGGATATGTTGGTATAGATGACACTACTAACGAAATAGTATTTGTAGATGGATCCAAAGGTTATCTCTATACTAAATCTACCAACTTATACCAAGAATTGAATGTCGTTGATTTTCCTACTCTTCCGCGGGATGTTGCTGCTTTCGGAAGTAGATTCTATATAATTGAAGGAGGGACAGATGAAATATTCTATTCTGCCATCAACGATGCCACTTCCTGGAATTCTCTCGATAAAATCAGGATTACCACTTATCCAGATGAAGCTAATGCGCTACATGTTCTGCGCGGGCGTTTATATGTATTTGGAAAAAGAGTTACCGAAGTTTGGGTTTTACAGGGAGGTGAGACCCCTGTAGCTAGAGACGAAAGCCTGGTAATTGAATATGGATGCGTTGCGCCCGGAGTTATAGCGACCGAAGGCGGCATAATGTGTTGGATTGGTTATGATAAACAAGGAATTACTTCCGTTGTTGCTTCTGAGGGTGGTTCTCCTAGGAGAATCAGTACTCCAGATGTTGAAAAAGAATTGCAATCATATACTTCTGTAGAAGACGCAAGAGCGTTTATGTATATAGAGAACGGCCATCTTTTCTATCAAATTAACTTTACAGCTGCTAACAAGTCATGGCTTTATTGTTTTAATACAACGACTTGGAGTAGATTGGCATATAAAGATGAAGATCGCCATAGAGCTGAAACACATGTTTTCTTTAATGGTAAGAAATATGTCGGTGATTACGCTCTTCCAATAATGTATTCATTTAATAATGAACATTTTTCGGATAACGGAGAGGGTATTAAGCGTAAGTGGGTGAGTAATATAATAATACCAAATGATGGAGAGCCCTTCGCGGTTCATCAAATAAGATTCTTTACGCAGCAAGGAGTTGGTACAGAAACAGGAAAAGATGAAGATCCTAAATTATTATTAAGACTTTCTCGTGATAGCGGTGCGACTTTTGATAACCAATTAGCTAGTTCTATTGGTCAATTAGGCGCAACTGATACTCATACAGAGTTTTATAGGTTAGGTTATTTTGAATATGGAAGTGGAGTCTTGGATGTTGAGTTTTATCATATGACCAACTTTGCTTTGTTAAATTGTTTTATGGAGATAAGCATATGAGTATTAAATCTCTAAAGCATTTTCTATACGATATAGTACAAAATAACTCTAAAGAACAATGGGTTAACGTCGATACCTGGTTAACTTCTTTAAATCAGCTTGTTAGAAGTGGTGCTCCTATTTTAGCGCCTCAAGAGGTAGCCGCGTCCATAGGAATTAAAGTAACGTCTGACTATAAAGCGCTTCTAATAAGAATTAAGAGCATAACAGCTGGTCCTATTACTTTAACTGCCAATCCTCAAATGAGTATCGGAGGGATCGATGGCCAGAGAGTCATATTAGAAGGGATCGACGCTACGGCTACAGTAGAGGTAATAGACGGAAACGGTTTTAAACTTGCTGGCAGTGCTAATTTTACGTTGGCACTTAATGATGTTTTGGTCTTAATGTATAACCAAAATCAGAATTTATGGATAGAAATTAGTAGATCTAAAAATACGTGAGGTAAATTATGTCATTTATGAGTCAAATATTAGGATCTCAACCTTATGAGACAATGAGCGCTGGGTATGGTGGGGCTATGCAGCCAATTCAGCAAGCAACTGGGAAAGCTGTTGGATATCTATCTCCTTATGAGAAGGTAGGTAGAGGCGCGTTAAATGAGTACTATTCTCATCTAAATCAAATGTCCAATCCAACTGATTTCTATAATCAGATAATGCAACACTATCAGCAATCTCCTGGAGTTCAGTTTCAGCAGCAGCAAGGAGTAAATGCGCTTGAAAATCAAGCCGCTGCCACTGGAATGACTGGATCTGGTCAAGAAATGAAAGATATTATGAAATATTCTCAAGGATTGGCATCTCAAGGGCAGCAAAGTTATTTGCAAAACATACTCGGAATCCAAGGAGGCTATATGGGAGGGATGAGCGGCCTTGGAGGAATGGGATTCCAAGCTGCAGGCGGTATGGGGCGGGCACAAATGGGAGGCGCAGAAGATATTGCGCAATTACAGGCTGCTAAAGCAAGAGCGGACGCTCAAGCGCAAGCGCAAAGCGCCGGCGGCATAGGTAATATTATTGGAGATATTGCTAGTTATTTGTAGGAGATTGATATGGCACTAAATTTACAAAGTTTAAATCCTGCAGCCTTACCTTCGGGCCCCGGCTCATTTTTAAGTGGGATTCTTGGGGGTTATGAGACCATGCATAAATTGGGGCGTCAACCCGCGTTGGAGAAAATGCAGGCTCAACAGGCTGCTGCTAATTTAGCTAAAGCGCAAGCGCAGACCGGTTTATTGGGCGCTCAAACTCAAAAATTGGAGCATCCTGATCTAGATCTTAAAAACCCAATGAAGGTTTATCAAGCGGGAGTTGATTTATTTAATCAAAATCCACATGATCCTAGGCTGCCTATTTTAAGAAGCATCCTACACAACTCTTTAACACCCAAGCGTGGGATTTCGCTTACTAGCACTCCTGGTGGAGGAATGAGCTTTCAAATGGGGGGAAGCCCTCAAACGTCTACGGGAGCCCTTAATCAGTTGGTCCCCGTAGCAGCCACAATGGGCAGACAGAGGCGTGGCGCCACATTTCATAATCCAGCTACAGGTCAAATAATTACTTCTCCTACAACCCAAATGACAAGCAAATTGCAGCAAAGAGTTATTACTGAACCGCAGGTCAAAAATCTTATAGGCGCTATAAGCAACTCTCTAGGCGATATGGATAGACAGGGAATCTCTTATTTTGATCCTACTACTCATCTATTAGGTGAAAGTGCACCCATCTTGGCTCATCTTTTTCCTTTTACCTCTGATGCCAGAAGTGGAATTGCAGGCGTGCAAGGATTAGTGACCGATGCCGCTGAACGTTTTTTAACAATGACAAATATGGGCAGTACCGACAAAGCAATGGCCGCTGCGACTCAGATTATAAAACCCAAAGTGGGAGAAACTAAAAAGACTTATGATAAAAGAGTATATACTCAATTACGAGCTATGCATCAAAACACGTTACTTTCTCAAAAGGCGCTGGCAAAACAAATTCCAGTTGGCCAAGAAGCGCCACAACAACAAATGCCACAACGCGCTCCTCAAAACGCACAAGAATACTTTTTTCCTTCTCAGCAGTCTGCTCAAGCTGCTGCTCCAAGTGCTCCAAGTGCTCCAAGTGCTCCAAGTGCTCCAAGTGCTCAAGCTGCTCCAAGTGCTCAAGCTGCTCCGCAAGTTAGCGCACCTCAACCTCAAGGGATGGTTGAAATGACCGCTCCGGATGGGACCATATATAATGTTCCAGCTAATAACGTAAACAAAGCCATTTCAAAATATAAATTCAGGAGAAAATAGATGGCTAATAACAAATATTCGGATATAGGGGCAATAAAAAAAGCTTCAGGCGATGATTCTCCATATGCAGATATTGGTGCAGTAAAGCAGGATCAACCTGGATTGATGCAGAGGGTAGGAAGCGCTATAGGAACGGGAGCTGAAGCTATAGGAAAGGCTCCTATTGCAACTGCACTTGGGATGCTTCAATTTGGGAGTGAAGCTGGAAGAGGCATCGGAGAAGGGGAAAACTGGATTCTTAATAAGATTTTAGGTAGCCACTTGCAGGAACCGGCAGGAACTTTTTTCGAAGGGGCCGCTGCACCACTCGAAAAAAGTCCTTGGGCTACAGTAGGAAAAATAGTTGCAGGAACTGCAGGGATGGCAGCGCCAGCTGAAATATTAGGGCTGGGAGAAGAAGCTATTCCTGTTATTAGTAAGATGCTTGGATATGGAATCCCCGCTGCTATTGAAACTCCGGGAACAATTAAGCAACGCGCTGAAATGGGAGCCCTAGGCGCGGCCGGAGCTGTCGGAAAATATATCGCTCCTTTTTTAGGAAAATTACCTGCATATCTTTCCGATAAAGGCTTAGCTAAATTAGTAGATAAGAGCTATGGAACCCAGAAAGCTATTGGAAAGAGCTTGTACAAAGCTGCATTTAGAGATACTGGAGATATAAAGCCAACCATTGGAGCGGACACACAACAGTCCATAGAGAACTTATTAAAGATCAAACCTGGTCGTAATATTTTAACTAAAGCCATTAGGAGATTTAATGAGAGCCAAACTCCTAATGATTTACATATATTGAAGAGTGACTTAGGAGATGCAGCTCGAAAACTTGATGCAAAAGCATTAAAAAGCGGGTTGGCAGGAGACGAGTTAGATCAAAGAGAATTTCTGGGTAATTCAATAAGAGGTATAGAAAAAGATCTTGAAGATACAATGATGAAGCAAGCTCCTGATAAATATGGAGATTATCAAACTGCTCAAGATCACTGGAAACAGAATGTTGTACCTTTTAGGCATTATCCAGCTATTAGGAGATTATTGGGTCCAGAACGTGAAGTGAGTTCTGGAATAAGAACTGCTTTAAGAAAAGAAAGTCTAGAAGGAGCGG